GCCGAGGCGGCCCCGCTGTCGCCGGTGGCCGAGGCGGCCCCGCTGACGCCGGTGGCCGAGGCGGCCCCGCTGACGCCGGTGGCCGAGGCGGCCCCGCTGTCGCCGGTGGCCGAGGCGGCCCCGCTGTCGCCGGTGGCCGAGGCGGCCCCTCTGAAGCCGGTGGCCGAGGCGGCCCCGCTGTCGCCGGTGGCCGAGGCGGCCCCGCTGACGCCGGTGGCCGAGGCGGCCCCGCTGTCGCCGGTGGCCGAGGCGGCCCCGCTGACGCCGGTGGCCGAGGCGGCCCCGCTGACGCCGGTGGCCGAGGCGGCCCCGCTGTCGCCGGTGGCCGAGGCGGCCCCTCTGAAGCCGGTGGAGTGGGCGCCCTTGATTGGCTTCGCGGAGCGAAGCCGCTCTGCGGTGAGGCGGAGGATCGCCGCAGACAGCCCCGGCGCGACCATCTCCATCGCCCCGGCGAGATGGCCTACGTAGAGGACTCGGCATCGAGGGACACGACACTTGCCGTCCGAGAAGACGGCCTCGTTTCTCCGCGCGCCGACGACGTACCAGAGGACGGCAGGGTCCGCGGGCGCGGGGAGCAGACCCCCATTGCCGAGTCCGTCAGGCAGGCCATGCAGCCCGCCGCCGCAGGTGCGCGCTGGGTTCGGGTCCCAATCGGGCGCCTCCACCAGGACGCCGGCCTCGAGCGGCCACTGAAACCCGTTTGCGTCCTGGTGTCGCGAGCGGCCGCGGGCGTCGGTCGCCCGCAGCATCAGCATGTCGTGCTCCCAGGTCATCGGTCCCGCTCGTCGAGCAGGGCCAGGGCGGCGACCCGCCAGGGGTTGTAGAGGGAGCCGTCCGTGTGGACGCCGTCCTCGGTGGCGTCGTCGATGTGAGCGACGAGCTGACCGTCTCGCTCGTGGATGACGCCGCCCGGCCGGCCGCAGGCCGGGTTCCAGCGGTAGAGGATCCTGGCGGGGGCCGCAGGCGAGTGGGTGGGGCCTTGGGGCTCGGTCAAGGTCATGGCTTCTTTCCTTTCCGCCGCTGGGCGGCGACGTACTTCGACTCCGGGTTGAGGGCGGGCGGACGGCGGGCGGGGTTGTGGCGGTGGATGGCGCCGCGCTTCGTGAACTTCCGGCCGTTGCGGTCGGTGGCTCGGCGGGACCCGCCGGGCGCAAAGAGGCGGCCGAGACGCCGCAGGCGCCGGCGCTCGCGGCGCGTGCGGGCCGCATCGAGGCGGGCGCGCAGGCCGGCGAGGAAGTTGTCCAGGCCCATCTAGCCTCCCTCCATGAGCAGGCCGTCCGCGGCTGCCGGTGGCGCGAAGGCCTCGAGCTCGGTGGCGACGGTCCGGAGGTTCGCCGCGGCGCCGGCGGCATAGGGCCGGAGCTCGCGGCGGACGTAGCTCGGAGTCGAGCAGGCCGCCGGGGCTTCGAGCGCGTCGCTCAGCCTCTGCGCCGCCTCTCGCGCCGCACGGGCGAGCTCGAACAGGTGCTCGTCGCTCATCAGCCTCGCTCCGAGAGGCTCTGGAGCCGGGCCCGGAAGGTCTCGAGGCGGGACTCGACGGCGCTCTCGAACGCCCTCGCGAGGTGCCCCGCCGTCCTGGCCGTGGCGGCCGAGGGTCGGCAGAGGGCGGCGGTCGCAAGAGTCGAGGCGATCTCGTCGACGAGGTCCTCGCGGGTGGGAACGTCGCAGGTTTCCGGCGCCGCGGCGATCTCCTCGAGCACGTTGGTCTGCAGCTTCTCGGCGATCTCGAGCGCGAAGGCGATCCGCTTTGCGGTCCGCTGGTCGTACGCGAGCGCGATCGTTCGCGCGTAGCCGAAGGGGACAGCGCCTTCGGGGCCGTCCCCTGTGCGGGGCGGGCTGAGGGGGGCGTCGGAGTCGGTGGGCGGCTGGCGGTCTTCGATCGCCCAACTCGGCGGGGCGGCGTTGAGGCGCTCGCGGAACCCGAATCGGCGGGGCGGGGCGGACTTCGGCGCTGGGGCGGGGGCGGACGTCTGCGTCTCTGTCATGGGCGGCGGGGCCTTTCCAGGGGTCGGGTGGGGTGTGGAGCCCGGGGGCGCGCCTCCCCGGCTCCACGTTGTGCCTCGGAGGCCATCGGACGCGCACCTCCCTTTTATTGGACGAACGCTTGTTTTGGCGGCGGCTACGGCATGGGCATCACCTCCAGGAGGAAAGGTTCGGAGCTCGCGAGCCCTGGGAACGGCGCCGGTGCGGCGGCGGGGGCGGGCTACTGCGGTCGGCGGGCGGTCCTCTGGGGGGGGCTTGCGGGGCGAAGGGGGCGGGGCGTGGGTCTTTACGCCGGGGGCCGGCGCCGTTCCCAGGAATCGCGAGCTCCGCGGAGAGCCGGGCCCATGAGCGGGTCCCCGCCCGGCACGACGCCGAGACGACGACGACCCGGCCCTCCGCGCAACCAACGATCGATTCATGCGGCGACCTCGACGATCTCGTCCCAGTGGTAGGAGCGCTCACCGAAGCTCTTCTCGATCTGGCCCCGATGCCGGCCGGACGGTCGCCGGATGCCGGCGAGCCAACAGCGAGCGGTGGAGGGGGCGACGCCGCAGGCGGCAGCGAGAGCCTCGGCGCGGATGCCGCGCTGGGCCAACCGGTGAGCAGCCCTGGGGAGTCGCCTTGCTGTTGCCATGCGCAACAGGCTTGCACATCTGGGCAGCCGATGTCAAGCGCTCCGCGAAAAAGTTGCGGATAGCAACAGGCTATGCTATGCTCAAGTCCTTGTGGACGTGGGTGAAGGGAGGCTTCGGTGTTGCAGAGCGCAGCGCGGTATCATGTGGCCATGAATGTGGGAGAGCGGCTGGGATCCGCGCTCCGCGAGTTGCGGGAGAGAACGCGGAAGACGCAGAGGGAGGTCGAGGGGGAGGCCGGGCTTTCGTCGGGCGCCCTCTCGCGGTACGAGCACGGGCAGGCGATGGAGTTGCGGACGCTTTTTCGGCTACTCGATGCGCTCGGAGCGGACTTCGCCGACCTCGGCCTCGCGATGCGCGGCGGTGAGTGGCGGAAGACCGGGGAACTGCCGGAGGTGGCCGACCGGCTGGGCTTCACCGCCGCCGATTGGGCTCGCATCGACGAGGCGCTCGACCGCACCGCCACGGATCTTCTCGAGGAGCGGATCGAGGAGATCGGCCGGCGCGGCCGAGCCGAGAGCGCCGACTAGGAAGGGACTAACAAGGGACCAACAAGGGGGAGTGGAAGTCGTGAGCACGCTGGCGGAGAGACGGGTCGACCGGGCGCGGAAGGGGGGTGATCTACTCACGGCCGAGGAGGAGGTCTGCCGCGGACTGAAGATCGTCATCCGCGGGTCTCTCGAGGAGGGTCGCCTGTACCGTCGCCGGGCGGGGATTCGAGTCCTCCGGATGCGGCCCGCCGAGGCGCTCGAGGACGTAGGGCGGGCAGAGCGAGCGGCTCGGCTCCAGGGATGGCCCGCGTCTTTAGTTGCGCCGATCCGAGCGACCGAGGGGGCGGCACTGGCAGACCTGGGAGCCTTCCGCGGCGCCGTCGAGGCGACCGTCGAGTCGCTCTCGCTCTACCGCGGGACGGGGGATTCCCGGAGGGTGGCGCTGTCGCTTCTGAATTTCGTCTCGATCCTGGTCACCGCTGGCGAGGTCAGCCGGGCGAGGGCTCTGTTCATCCGGCTCGAGCGAGAGATTCCGCGGCGAGTCGGCCGCGGCGCGGCCTTGTCGTGGTGGTGGCAGCGGGGGCGGACCGCGCTCGCCTCTGGGGCCCCGGAAGCGGCGCTCGAGGTCTGGCGCCCGCTCCAGCGCGACCTCGACGAGACGCGGCATGTAGGCTTCGCCGCGGACGCCTACCTGGACGTGGCGGAGGCGCAGGCGCAGCGCGGCGACTACCTCGGGCTCGAGGCGAGCTCGGCGAGGATCGTCGCACTCTGCCGGTCGATCGGTGCGCCGACGGGGGTTCTGGCCGCGGCGCGCCTGCTCGCGGATGCGGCGCGGGGGCGCTCCGTGGGATCGTTGGCGCCGCTGGTTCATGCGACGCGGCACGCTCGCCGCGCCGGCGCGGCGGTAGTCAGCCGTCTACGGTAAGGAGGGTACGTGGAGTCCGAAGCGTTCGTACTACTGCTGGGGGCGCTGGTCGGGGCGCTGGTCGGGCGCATGATCGGCGCCCGGCGCGGTCGCGAGAGGGCCGGGACGTGGTGGGGGCTCCTGCTCGGTCCGCTGGGCTGGCTCATCGTGGCGGCCGGCCCGGATCTTCGGCCGAAGTGTCCCGCCTGTAGGGGGCCGGTCGAGCCGGATGCGACTCGCTGCCGCGGCTGCGGCGAGGATCTTGGCGAGGTCGATCCGGCCCGCCCGTGGCTGCGACCGTCGACCTAGCCGTCCGGGTCCCACCTGCCGCCACCGTCCTCGGTGTCCGGGTTCTCGGTCGACTCGGTGGTCTGCGGCTGCTCGGCCGGCGGTAGCGGCGCCGACTCCGCGCTGTGGTCGGGCGCGGAGTCCTCGCCGGTGATCGCGGCGAGGATCGTCTGCCAGAGGTCGGCAAAGGCGTGGGTGACGGAGGCGAGCGGCTGCGCGGCGGCGACCGGCGCGAACAAGATGGCGACGGTGATCGCGACGGCGGCGAAGCGGCGACGGTTCATGGTCCACCTCTCCCTTCGGGTTGCGGGGCTCTCGGCCCCGGTGGGTCTGTAAGTGCGGAACTCTAGCGCATCCACGGGCAGCGGCGACCCCATCGCGCTGATGTAGAGAGCGATAGACTTGCGCTTGACGCGCGAGTCTGCTAGGCGGTACTGTCAGCGGCGGGGGGATCTCCGTCGTGCCGCTAAAGCTTCCGACGCCGTGCGGGCAGCCGGGCTGCCCGAAGCTCACACACGGGCGCTTCTGCGACGATCACCGCGCGGAGCGGGGTCGGCGCTACGACGAGGACCGCGGCTCATCGGCGCGCCGGGGCTACGGACGAGGGTGGCGCCGTCTGCGGGCGGTAGTCCTGAGCGAGGAGACGGTCTGTCGAGCCTGCGACCGCCGACCGTCGACGGAGGTCGACCACATCGTGCCGTTGGCCGCCGGCGGAACCGACGAGCGTGAGAACCTCCAGGGTCTCTGCAAGCCCTGCCACTCCGCGAAGACGGCTCGGGAGGATGGTCGGTGGTGCCGCCGTGCGGTGGGCGCCCTGCTCGTCCTGGCGCTTCTCGGTCCGGCTTTCGCGGCGGCCGAGGAGCCGGCCGTAGCCGAGGCGCGGCCCGCCCGGATCGCGCCGGCGGTGTGGTGCGAGGTCGTCTCCGAGGACGGCGGGGCCGGAATCGGCTGTGATGCCGGGGTCGGCTTCGCCGCGTGGTCGGTCGAGGCGGGGCCGGGCCGGTGGGCGTCGGTCGTGGGTCTGCTCGGCCCGCACTCGGTAGGGCTCGGGCCGGGCTGGACGTTTGGGCGACAGTCTTCGGTGGCGCTGGTCGCCCTGGCGTCGTACGACGGGGACGGGATCCGTTCGGATCGGATCGGCTGGGGGCTGGCGGCCACGGTGTCGCTCGCTCGGCTCGCCGGGGGAGGCGAGTAGGTGCTCGAGGCGCTCCGCTCCGGGACGTGCGGTCGCTGGTCGACGGAGCGGGCCGCCGCGGTGGCGGAGCTCGCGGAGTCGGCGTACCTCGATCCCGAGGAGTGGTGCCGACGAGCAGGAGAGGCCGGCTTCACCGAGGCTCGATTGCTCGACCGGGGCGGATCACAGGTCGGCGTCGCGGCGGCGCCCGGCCTCGAGATCCTCTGTCACCGGGGCTCTCACGAGTGGGGCGACTGGCGCGACAATTTACGGCTCGGCAAGGTGCCGGCCGCCTCGCACTGGCAGGCGAAGGGCCGGGTGCACGCCGGCTTCGCCCGGCATCATCGTCGGTTGGTGCCGGAGGTCCTCGCCTGGATCGCCGGAGGGTTTCGGCGACCCGGTGGGCGGCCGAGGCGGATCATCGTCGGGCACAGCCTCGGCGGCATCGCGGCGCTCTACATGGCGGCAGAGCTCCGAGCGCAGGGCTGGACGGTTGAAGAGGTCTTCACTCTCGGCGCGCCCCGCGGCGGGGATCGGTCGTGGGCCGAGTGGTACGACGAGCGAATCGGTCTGCGCTCGCCGACGTGGAAGATCGTCGCCGTGCACGGCGGCGAGATCGATCTCGTGCCGCGGCTGCCGCCCTGGCGCTGGGGCTGGTGGCACTGTGGCCGGCCGGTCGTGGTGGCCGGCGGTCGGATCTACTTCGGCCGCCGGGAGTGGGAAGCGGTGCGGACGGGCGGCGCGACGGTGGCGGCCTGGCGGTTCGCGACGCGCACGGTGCTGCGGATCGGCGCTCACGACGTGCGGCGGACGACGCGTGAGCTTCGCCGGGCGGCGGAGGGCGAGCTTGAGGGGGAGGGGGGGGGGCGAAATGTTGGGCGCTGGCGGCGTAGACCGGACGCGTGGCGACGTACACGCAGGCGCGAGTTTCGGGAGGGGGGGGTCTGAGGGAGGCTGACGGGTCGGAAGGGGCCGGCCGTCGTAGGGGTGGGGGGCGCTTGTGCTGCTTACGAAGGGGCAGTTCTCGCTCATCGACTTGATCCGGGCGGTGCTCGAGCGCACCGGCCCGGCGGATCTCGTGGTGTCGACCTGGACCGCAGCCGGCCGGGAGATCGAGGACGCGGCGGCGCTTCTCGGCGACGGTCGGATTCGGTCGCTGCGGTGGCTGGTCGACTTCTCGTTTCAGTCGCGCCGACCGGATCTCTGCGGGGCGCTCCGGGAGGCGTTCGGCGACGAGACGATCCGGGTGACCCGGAATCACGCGAAGTTCGTCCTGGCCTCGAACGACGCGTGGTCGGTGGTCGTCCGCACGTCGATGAACCTCAACAAGAACCCTCGGCTCGAGTACGTCGAGGTGTGCGACGACCGCGACCTGCTCGGCTTCTACCTGTGGGTGGTCGACGAGGTCTTCGGCGCGCAGGAGGCCGGCGCGGTCGAGGCGCTCGGCCCGGCCGACCTCAAGCGGGAGTTCTCGGGGTTGGGGCGGGAGGCCTCGGTGGTGGCCTCCGGGCCGTCGCCGTGGGGGAAGGATCTCGACGACGCGCGGCGCCCGGGGATCTCGCGGCTCGACGTGGTCGGTGGCGAGGGCTGCAAGGCGACGGTCGAGACGAGGGGGGCGCGTCGTGGGGCGTAGGGGCCCGGCGCCACAGCCGACGAAGCTCCGGAAGCTGCGGGGCAATCCCGGCCGGCGGCCGCTCCCGCAGGGTGAGCCGCAGCCGCGGGCGACGAAGTGGCCGCCGGCGCCGCCGGCGTGGCTCTCGACGGAGGCGAAGCGGGAATGGAGGCGGGTCGGAAAAGAGCTCCACCGACTGGGGCTGTTCACCGTCGTCGACCGGGGAGCGTTCGCGATCTATTGCCAGGCCTGGGCGGACTGGCGGGCGGCGGTCGAGTTTCTCGAGGCGGAGGGCTCGACCTACGTCCTGCGGGACAAGGACGGGAAAGTGAAGTACGTCCAGCAGTTCCCGCAGGTGGCGATCGCCCGGGCGGCGGCGCAGCAGGTCCGCGCCTTCGCCGCGGAGTTCGGCCTGACGCCATCGGCGCGGACGCGGGTCCGGCCGCCGGTCGCCGGCGACGACGAGGAGACGCCGAGCTCGAAGCTCGGAAAGTTCCGGCTCATGCGGGGGGGCAAGAGGTGAGGTGGCCGGGCGACGCGGCGACGCGCTACGCGCGCGACGTCGTCGCCGGGAAGGTGGTCGTGGGCGAGCTGGTGCGGCTGGCCTGCGAGCGGCACCTGCGGGATCTCGGGGAGGGGCCGGCGCGGGGGCTGCGGTGGGACGTGGAGTTGGCGTGTCATGCGATGGAGTTCTTTCCCGAGTTCCTCTGTCACTACGAGGGGAAATTCGACGGGAAGCCGTTCGTCCTCGATCCGTTCGAGCAGTTCATCGTGGGGAGCCTGTTCGGGTGGCTCGGCGGGGACGGCTACCGGCGGTTTCGGACGGGGTATGTGGAGATCGGCAAGGGCAACGGAAAGTCGCCGCTCTCGGCCGGGGTGGGGCTCTATGGGCTCATCGCGGACGAGGAGGCGGGCGCGCAGATCTACTGCGCGGCGACGACGCGGGATCAGGCGGGGATCGCCTTCCGCGACGCGCACGCGATGGCGATCGCGTCGCCGGCGCTCTCCGCGGAGCTCGAGATTTTGACGCACACGCTGAATCACCGAGAGACGGCGAGCTTCCTGCGGCCGGTGTCGAGCGAGCACCGAGGGCTGGACGGCAAGCGGCCGCACATCGCCCTGATCGACGAGATCCACGAGCACCCCGGCCCGCTCGTGGTCGACAAGATGCGCGCCGGGACGAAGAACCGCCGGCAGGCGTTGATCCTCGAAATCACCAACGCCGGCTACGACCGGGAGTCGATCTGCTGGTATCACCACGAGTACAGCGAGAAGGTCCTGCGGGGGGCGATCGAAAACGACACCTGGTTCGCCTACGTCTGCCAGCTCGACGCCGATGACGACTGGATGGGGGATGAGGGGTGCTGGCCGAAGGCAAACCCCGGGCTCGGGACGATCCTCCCGGTGAGCTACCTGCGCGAACAGGTGGCGGAGGCGGAGGGGATGCCGGCGAAGCAGAACATCGTCGCGCGGCTGAACTTCTGTGTGTGGACCGAGCAGGCCGAGCGGTGGATCGATCTCGACCTGTGGGACGAGAACGATCTGCCGACGTCGCTCGAGGAGCTCGCCGGCCGGCGGTGCTTCGCCGGGTTTGATCTCTCGGCGACGACCGATCTGACGGCTCTGCCGCTTGTCTTTCCGCCGGTCGAGGAGGGCGAGCGGTGGAAGGTGGTCCCGATTTTCTGGTGTCCGGAGGATCGGATCCTCGAGCGGGCGAAGCGGGACCAGGTGCCGTATGACGCGTGGGCGCGCGACGGATGGATCCGGCCGACCGAGGGCGACGTCGTCGACTACGACGTGCTGCGGCGGGACGTCAACGAGCTCGGCGAGGTGGTGGAGATCGTCGAAATTGCGATCGATCGCTGGAACTCGACGCAGCTGCAGACACAGCTCGACGGCGACGGTTTCACCGTGGTTCCGTTCGGGCAGGGGTTCGCCTCGATGGCCGGGCCGGCGCGGGAGTTCGAGCGGCTCTTGCGGGCGCGGTCGTTCGCCTTCGGGCGCTCGCCGGTGCTGCGCTGGAACGCCGCGAACGCCGCCGCGAAGCAGGACGCGGCGGGCAACATCAAGCCGGACAAGGCCCGGAGCTCGGGCCGGATCGACGGCGTGGTGGGGCTGGTCATGGCGATCGGGCGGGCGATGCTCGAGCCGGAGGAAGGGGAGCCGGCGTTCACGATGCACGATCTCGACGAGGGCGGGTAGATGGGGCGGCGGCGGCGCCGGCGGATGGCTGTCTGGCTCCGGCGACCGGGCGTTCTCGAGGCGCTGCAAGCGGCCGCCGGGGTCGGCGTCGCCGCGGCGGGGGTGGGCTGGTGGGCGGGTGAGCCGGGGGCGGGTCTGCTCGTCGTCGGCGTTGCCCTGGTCGGCGACTACGTCGCGGGGAGGTGGTGATGATCTTCCGGGAGCTCGCGGGGGCGGAGTCGAGGGCGCGAACCGGGTACGCCGGCACGCTGGCGGACCCGTCGTCGTGGCTGCTGAATCTGTTCGGCGGCGGGGAGACGAGCTCCGGGATTACGGTGAGCGAGACGACTGCGCGGAACGTCGTCGCGGTGAAGGCGTGCGTCCGGGTTCTCGCGGAGGCGGTGTCGACCACGCCTCGGCACCTGATGCGCCGGCTCAAGCCGCGGGGCCGGGAGCGCATGGAAGATGATCCGCGCTGGGGACTCCTACGGCACCGAGCGAACCGGCTGATGGCGTCGCGCGCCGCGGTCGAGGCGGTGACGGGCCACGTCGCGTTGTGGGGCAACGGCTACCTCGAGGTGGAGCGCGACCAGGGCGGCCGTCCGATCGGACTCTGGCCGCGCCGGCCCGACATGACGCAGCCGGAGATCGTCGGCGAGCAGCGGACCGCGGCCGGCCGGATCGTCGGCGGGCGGCTCGTCTACCGGATCGGGGACGGGCTCGGCCCGAACATCGTTCCCGAAGACGACATGGTGCACGTCGTCGGGCTCTCGCTCAACGGACTGAGCGGTGAGCCGCCGCTCAACGCGCTCCGGGAGGCGGTCGGGCTGAGTCAGGCGGTGGAGAGCTACTCCGGGCAGCTGTTCTCGCAGGGGGGCCGGCCGGGGGGCTTCCTCAAGAGCGAGAAGGTGCTCGGGCGGGACAAGCGGAAGGAGGTCCTCGACGCCTTCCGGGAAGCCCACGGCGGCCAGAAGAAAGCGCACCGCGTCGGGCTCCTCGAGGGCGGGCTGGACTGGAAAGAGGTGGGGTTCCCGCCGGAAGCGGCGCAGATGCTTGCGACGCGCCGGTTTCAGCTCGAGGAGATCGCGCGGTGCTTCGGCATCCCGAAGCACCTGCTACAGGACACGGAGAAGTCCGCCGTGCGGGCGAACATCGAGGAGGAACAGCGGGGCTTCCTCCTGTGGACGCTGCGGCCGTGGTTCTCGCGCTGGGAGGATGCGCTGTCGCTGAAGCTCCTCTCCGACGAGGAGCGCGCGCGGGGGATCTCGATCGAGCACTTCGACAAGGATCTCCTCCGCGGTGACCTGAAGGCCCGCTACGCGGCGTACCACCAGGCGCGGCAGGACGGGTGGATGAATGGCGACGAGATCCGGGAGCTCGAGGGGCTCAACCCGATGCCGAACGGCACCGGGGAGATCTACTTCGTGCCGCTCAACATGATCCCGGCCGAGCAGGCGGCGGCGGGGTTGACCGGGGGCGAGCGGAAGCTGATCCACGGTGAGGAGATCGCCATCGAAGATCACCTGCCGGAGTCGCGGGCGGCGGAGGCGCGCGAACGGCGCTCTCGAGCCTCGGCTGTGGAGCGCCGGAGGTTGCGGTCGGCGTACCTGAAGCTCTTCCGGCGGGATGCGGCGGCGCTCGTTGGCGAGGAGGTCGAGCGGCTGCGGGTCGGGCTCTCGCGGCTGGTGGCGCGGGGGCACGGCGCCTTCCTCGAGTTCCTGGCGGAGTTCTACGGGGAGCATGAGGGGTACTCGGCGAGCCGGCTGCAGCCGGTGGTGGAGGCGATGTTCGAGGCGGTGGCGCCGGTGGCTGCGCGGGAGGTGGGGGCGGATCTCGACGAGTTGGCGGTCGACGTGTCGGAGCGCGCCGCCGAGTACTCGCGGACGTTCGGCAAGCGGCACGCCGGGAGCGGCCGGCGGCAGCTCGAGGCGCTGGTGTCGGAGTTCGCGTCGTCGCGGGAGGCCGCGGCGGAAGCGATCCGCGAGCGTCTCGACGGCTGGGCGGAGACCCGGGCGGAGGATGCGTCCGAGAGGGAGGCGACGCAGGCCGGCGCGGCGATCGCTCGCTGGGTCTACCTGGCCGCCGGGTGGAGCGTTCTTCGGTGGGATGGTGCGGGCGCGGAGTGTGTTTTTTGCCAGCGGATGCACGGCGTGACGGTTGAGATCCATGGAGCGTTCGTCGAGCCGGGGAGGGTTCTCGAGGGCGACGAGGGGTCGGGCGATCTCGAGGTGAAGCAGGTCGTGGGGCATCCGCCGCTTCACGGCGGCTGTACCTGCGTCGTGACGGCGGGCTGAGAGCTGAGAAAGGGGGTCGGCATGGAGAGGGACGAGCTGGAGCGGGAGGAGCGGTATCTCGAGGGCGGCAGCTTCGAGGTGCGGGCGAAGGAGGGCGGCGAAGGGAGTGTGCTCGTCGGCTTTCCGATCGTCTTCGGGTCGCGGTCGGTCGAGCTCGGCGACTTCGTCGAGGAGGTGCACCCGGACGCGGTGGACCGGTCGCTCGAGGAGGACGACTGGGTGGCGCTGTTCAATCACCGCTCCGATCTGATTCTCGGTCGGAAGTCGTCGGGGACGGCGCGCTTCGAGGTGGTGAAGCAAGGGTCGACCCGCGGCGTGCGGATGGAGGTCGACCTGCCGGACACCTCGGTCGGCCGGGACATGCCGGTGCTCGTCGGGCGCCGGGATGTGAAGGGGGGGTCGTTCGGCTTCGGCACCCGGCGCGATGAGTTCAGGACGCTCGAGGACGGCCGCAAGCTGCGGACGCTGCTCGAGATCAAGGTCTTCGATCTCGGCCCGGTGACCTTCCCGGCGTATCCGGCGACGGACGTCGCGATGCGTTCGCTCGAGGCCTGGGAGCAGCGCCAGGCCGAGGCGGAGGCGTGGAAGGTCGCGGCGGACCGCAGGGGCCGGGAGATCGATCTTCTCGCGCTCTGAACGCGAGAGGGTTGACGAAGACGGCCCATTTGTAGGATACTCAGCGCGAACAGGGGCAGGAGGGCGCATCCGGAGCGCGGGGCTCCGGGCCGGTCGGCGGGCCGGCGGAGCGCCACGGGCCCCGGTGGCTTCTGAGCCGCCGCGACAATCCGGGCAGGCTCTCAGACCTCCCGCGATCCCGGCAACGGCGCAGGCGCCACGCGGAACGGGCAATGACGATGCCCGGCCGCGTCGGTGGCTGCGCCGTTCGTGCGTCTGGCCGTCGAGGGGCCGGGCGGGCGAAGGGGGGAGCCGATGCTGCGGGAGCGGATCAAGGAGCTACGGGCGACGCGGGTGAAGCTGGTCGCCGACGCGCGCCAGAAGTACGTCGAGGCGCCGGAGAAGGAGAAGCGCGACCTCACCGAGCAGGAGCGCGGCGAGTACCGCGCGCTGATGGACAAGGGCGACGCGCTGCGCGAGGAGATCGAGCTCCTCGAGGTGCAGCTGCGCCAGGAGACGGAGCTCGCGGCGAGTCAGGGCACCCGCGGCGGCGCGGGCGCCGGCGACGGCGGCGAGGGTGGCGAGTCGCGGGGTGGTGAGGGGGAGCGCGAGACGCGCGACGAGAAGGCGGTCGAGGAGTACCGCTCGCTCGTCGGCAACCGGACCCTGACGCCCGACGAGGAGCTGCGGTCGACGGCGGGGTACATGGAGGCGTTCCGGGCCATGCTCATGCCGCAGCGCCAGCCGCTCTCGGCGGAGGCGACCCGGGCGGTGCAGCAGGCGGGGATCGACCTGTACGGTGGCCAGCTGGTGCCGCCGACGCAGTTCCTCACCGAGCTCGTCAAGGCGAAGGACAACGCGGTCTTCGTCCGGTCGCTGTCGCGGGTCTTCATGGTGACCTCGAGCGACTCGCTCGGGGCGCCGTCGCTCGAGAAGGACCTCGACGACGCGGAGTGGACGCCGGAGATCCCGGCGAGCGACATCACCGAGGACGAGATGGAGTTCGGCCGTCGCGAGCTCAAGCCGCATGCCCTGACGAAGCTCGTGAAGCTCTCGACGAAGCTCCTGCGGGTGGCGGCGATGCCGCCCGATGAGCTGGCCCGCCAGCGGGCGGTCTACAAGCTGGGGGTGAGCGAGGAGAAGGGGTTCATGGTCGGCTCGGGGGCGGCGCAAGCGCTCGGCGTTTTCACCCCGAGCGCGCACGGCATCTCGACCGGTCGGGACGTCTCCGAGGGGAACGACGCGACGGCGGTCAAGTTCGCCGGCCTGAAGGCGGCGAAGTGGACGCTCCGGGGCGGGTACCACAACGGCGCGGTGTGGGTGGCGCACCGGGACTTCTACAAGCAGGTCGACACGGAGCGCGAGGACGGCGCGACGGGCGCCTACCTGTGGGAGCCGAGCGCGAAGGTCGGCGAGCCGGACCGGCTGCTCGGCTTCCCGACGCGGATCTCGGAGTACGCGCCGAACACCTTCACCACGGGCAAGTACGTCTCGATCCTCGGCAACTTCCGCGAGGGGTACTGGATCGCCGACCTCCTCAACTTCACGATGAAGCGGCTCAACGAGCTGTTCGCGCTTCGTCGCCAGGTGGGGCTGCTGGTGGAGGCGGAGGTCGACGGGATGCCCGTCGACGAGGAGGCGTTCGTCCGGGTGCAGCTGGGCTGATCGTAGGTGGTTGGGCCGCCCGGCGAGTTGAGGGGCGGCGCCGGGCGGTCCGGCCACCGGGTACGGAAAGGAGAGCGGGATGCGGAGTTTCAGGGAGCGGTTCAACATCGTGCAGTCGCTCGGGCCGGCGGCGCGCGACGCGTCGGCGGACGGCGCGAGCGCGGACCTTCAGGGCTACCACGGGGCGACGGCGGTCATCGACGCCGGCGCCTGGACGGATGGCTCGCACACGTTCGTCGTCGAGGACAGCGACGACGACGTCACGTTCGCGCCGGTGGCAGACGGCCTGCTCGACGGGGCGGAGCCGGTCGTCGACGGGGCGCCCGACGACGATCAGGCCTACCGGATCGGCTACCTCGGCATGAAGCGCTACCTGCGGGTGGCGGTGACGGTGGCCGGGGCGACGACCGGGCTGGTGGCGAGCGCGTCGATCGTGCGCACGTGGCCGCGGAAGGGGCCGGCCTGATGTCGCGTGAGGTGAGGGTCCGCCAGCGAACGCTCGAGGCGGGCCCCGGCGGCGTCTTCGCGCCGGGTCGCGAGCGCACGCTGCCGGCCGCGGAGGCGGAGGCTGCGATCGCCGCCGGCGCGGTGGAGCTCGTCGATCCGCCGCCGGCGCCGCGGCAGGCGAAGGCGCCGGAGACGGCCGAGGCGCCGGCGGCGCCGGAGACGGCGGAGACGCCGCGGGGCGAGACGGCCGAGGTCGAGGCGCCGGAGACGGCCGAGGCGCCGGCCAAGGGGAAGGGCGGCCGGAAGCGCGGCCGGAAGGGCGGCAAGTAGGGGCCGCGCCGGGACGTGCTCGAGGTACTCCAACGCGCGGCCGCGAGCCGTCTCGTCGATCTGGCGACGATGACGGAACGGCTGCCGGACGCTTCGGCGTCGGAGCTCGGCGACGTGATCGACGAGGTGACTTCCGGCGTCGAGTCGTTCGTCGGTCGCCGGCTGGCCCGCCAGGTGTACCGGGAGACGCTCAGCGGCCGCGGTCGGCTTCGGCTGCGGCTGTCGGCACTGCCGGTGGAGACCGGCACCGTCTCGGTGACGGTCGCCGGCGAGGTGGAGGCGGACTGGAGGCTCGAGGATCCGGCGCTCGGCTGGCTCTACCTCGCGGACGGGTGGGGGGGCGAGGTCGGCGAGGTCGTGGCCACCTACACGGCCGGCTACCTGGTGCCGGGCGTGGCCGCGGACTGGACGGCAGAGGAGGCGGTAGCGGTGGGCGCCTGGCGCCGGCCGACGCCGCCGGCGGCGCTTTTGGCGGAGGCGACGACGGCGGGGCAGGCGGGCACGGTGGAGCCGGTCTGGCCGGCGGTCGTGGGCGAGACGGTGGTCGACGGCGGCGCGGTCTGGACGATGCGCGCCGCCGTCGAGCTGCCGGCGTGGCTGCGGCGGGTGGCCGCGGTCCTGGTGGAGGGGGCCTACACGGGAGATCCGGGCGTGGTCGGGCAGTCGGGTGCCGGCTTTTCCGAGCGCTACGAAGGGGGCGGCTCGGATCTCCCGTCGTGGGCGGAGCGCGCGCTGTTCCGGCTGCCGCAGGGCGCGGCGGAGGCGTTCTCGTGAGGGTGGCGCGGCGGCAGGCCGGCCTTGTGCGCCGCGGCGTGCGGAGGTTCGGCGGGGGCGGCACGGTGACGCTGTTCCGGCGGCACACGCTGGCGGACCCGGTGGCCGGGGAGGTGACGGAGGCGCTGGTCGTCGCGGGAGCGCACTCGGCGGGGGCGGAGGAGGTGACGCTCCGCGGCGGCCGTGTTCGCGGTCGGATGCGCGCCGGGCTGCGCGTGACGATCGGGGCGGCTCCGTACGAGGTGACGGCGGATGCCGATGCGGTGGGCGACGAGGTGACGGTCCCGATCTCGCCGCCGCTGGCCGCGCCGGCCGGCGACGGGGAGGCGGTGGCGGTCGAGTCGGCGAGAGCGTACGAGCTGCCGCGGCTTCATGCGCAGCGGGTCGAGCGTGACGCGGCGGGCGCGGTGGTGGCGGTACAGGGGGGCGAGGTCGTCGTGGCGGCGCTCGGGTCGCCGGTGGTCCCGGAGGAAGGGGACGCGGTCGAGGTGGACGGGGAGCGGGTCGAGGTGACGGCGGTCGAGCGGCTCGGGACGGCCGACCCGCCGGCGGGGTGGATCTTGAGGAGGGGGGCGGCGTAGAGGTGGCGACCTTCGGCGACGTGGCGCGCGTCTTCGGTGAGCTCGGCGGCTCCGGGGGGCGGGGGATCG